TGCCAATACGGGCGAGGTGTATTTGGTAGAAGGCTATACCGATGTAATGCGTATGCATCAGATAGGGTTTGCCAATACCGTTGCTACCTTGGGCACGGCTCTCACCCCACAGCACTTGGCACAACTGAAGAAACTATGCCGCAAGGTGATTATCTTTCGCGATAGCGATAGTGCAGGGCAAACGGCTGCCGAGCGTGATTTACAACTGATACTACAAGCTGGTTTGTTTGCCGAATTGGTAGTAATCAAATCCGAAACCAAAGAAGATCCTGACAGCATAGGCCAACGTCCCGAAGCGGTAGAACTTATCAAAGCCTCGCGCACCGATGCTATAGTGCACCTTATTGGCGAAGCCTACCGCGCAGCGCTCGACCGCTATACCGAGAAGCACGGAGAAAGCAAAAAGGCTTTGCTATTGCCTGAAGACAAAAAAAACCTCACCGAATTGGGTAGCAAACTCGTAGGCTGTATTCCTGATAATACAACTCGTGAGGCGTATACCGAGCAGCTGAAAGAGATGTTTAAAATTAAGGTAGCTTCAAAATCTGAGAAGGTTGAAAAGCAATATCTCAAGACACCAGAGATAATTATTGATATGGGAGAAAAGAACTCTAACCTTAGTAAACCAGTAGGCGATGGCGACGGATCTCTCGACTTCTATCTCTTTCCTGACGAAGTAGAAAACCCTTACCTATATAAGAATGAGATTATAGAATACGGACTTTTTCAACACCAAAACCGCATCTATACATCAGCGGGCAAAGAGGGTAAGGAATACTTTATGTCGATTTCCAATTTCTCAATTGAAATAGTGCAACACATGCAAGATGAACAGTTTCCAATGAAACTTATACGTATATGTAATGTACATAACACTGAGAAGATTTTCGATGTGATTTCTGATAAAATAAACACCCTCCCTTCATTTAAGAATGTGGTTACTTCTTATGGTAATTTTTCATTCTCAGGTACAGCTGCACAACACGAACGTCTCTTGCGCTATTTGTTTGACCGTATGGGTAACGGAAGAAAAATTGATGTATTAGGCTGGCAACCTGAAGGCTTTTGGGTATGGAATAATAAGATAGTGATACCAGGGGAACGTGAAGAACTTATCAATAAAGAAGGACTTTTTAAACTTAAAAACGAAAGCTATTACATTCCTTCTGCAAATAGAAGCTATGATAAGAATATCTATAAATATGGAGCACAAAAGAAATTCAAATCATTTGATACTCAAATGAGTATTCACAACTATTTTCGACAAGTATATAAAGTACATCGAGGATATGCTATTACGGGTATTCTTTTCGGTATAGGTTCGTTATTTCAAGACATAGTCGTGAGTTGTACAGGATTCTTTCCTATACTATTCTATTTTGGACCAGCTTCAACTGGTAAAGATAATATATGCGAAGCTATACAATCGTTTATGGGAGTTCCTCAAACCGCTATACAATTGGAGGGAGCAGCTTCTACTATCAAAGCACAGATACGAGAGTTTGCGCAATTTAGCAATGGTATATCGCAATTATCGGAATACAAGAGAGGAAACCCGCAAGTAGATGGTATCATCAAAGGTTTATGGGATAGACGTGGGTACAAACGTGGCTCTATAGAAAGCAAGGTAGCCGTAGATGAAGTACCTATCATCAGTTCTACTATACTTACAGGTAATGATTATCCCAGTGCTGAAGCACTTATCTCTCGACTCATTTGGGAAGAAATGGAGAGTAGGGAATTTAGTGAAGAAGAGAAAAAAGAATATGATAAACTGAAAGATATTGTTCGCAAAGGTATTTCGGGCATATCTAATACTTTTATCAACCAGCGTACTCTTTTTGAAGAACGTTTTCTCGACACTTATCGCGTGAATAAAATTGCTTTAGGTAAGTTAGAAAAATTGCAGAATGTACCTACTCGTATTATTGACAATTTAGCCGTGTTGCACACTATATATAATATATTCGAGTCGCAACAGTTCTTTCCTTTTGGAAAAGCAGATATGATAGATCACTTTGAAAAGATAGTAGAAAATCAACGTCGCAAACTTGATACAGATTCGCCCATCAATAAGTTTTGGGATTGTTTCCTATCGTGTATGCGCTTAACTCAGGGAGAGACACTGAGGATAGATGTAAATATAAGAGAGGAAGGAGGATTACTAATATTCAATTTCACTACTGTATTTAGTATCATTCAGAGGCAATGGTTTATACAGAATAGGGAATCAGCACCCTCAAAAGCAGAAATGAGAAAACTTATAAAAGAGTGTGAAGCCTATAAAGAAGAGACGAAGAGTATTCGTATCAATATGGAAATTAATTGTAATACCAGTGCCTTTCTTATCGACTTAAATAAGATAAATATAAAAGAAGAACTAATGGCAGAAATAGAATTACAACGTATACGAAAACATAAGACTACCTATAATAATAGTAACATTCCAGATGCAATAGTAGATGAAGATGATTTGCCATATTGATTTTATTTTTTTACAAAGCGCAATTTTTTACTAAAAACCCCTGTTTTTTTTCCGACATTTCCGACAAAGACTTATTTATTTAAAAATCAAATTATTAAGTAGTAAAATTGTGTCGGAAAGCGTGTCGGAAATGTCGGAAAGTGTCGGAAAGTTTTATTGTTTTCCTACAAAATCCTACAAGATTTCTCAAAAGGGATGATTATTACAAGGTACAATAAGCTGAAAAATAGTGTTTTATACTCTTTGTAGGATTTGTCGGAAATGTCGGAAAAAAAAATGCCCCTTTTTGGAGAAAAGTTACTTTTTTTCAAAAAAAATACTGAAAACGCCCTTTTTTGCTATAGATAAAATCTATATTACACCTAATACATAACCCCTTAAACCATAAACAAATGGAATACTTCTTTAAAATGCTGACGAATATAAAGGTAGATTCTGCCTATCTGCACAAAACTAATTGTGTGGTGAGTGGGCTCTATCGCAGAGGCTCATTAGTTGGCGGACTATTGCCTGCTGGCTCTCAACTCGACTTGTTGGAATATCTTAAATTTTTATACGATATATTCCCTGAGCAGAAAAGCGACTTTCCGTTATATCACTGTATCAACCCTACTATTACTTATGCCAATGATGGTTGGGGAAAATTCTTAATAAATGAAGAATTACGAGTAACGAATGATGAGAGTGACCCACACGGGAAAAAAGCATATTGTATTAGTAAGCCATTGCTATGTATTGAGCCTATCATTACGCATTTTAAAAAGAGTAACGCCTATATAGCTGCCCTCTACTGGCATCAGCATTTAGTAGGATTATGCTCTATTAGCGGGGTTACAAAATTGAAAGACTTTGTGGCTTACCTATATACGGTATATCCTAAAGACATCAATGAGTTAGAAACATTTGTAGAGAAGAACACTGCTATTGAGTACTATTATAACGATGAAATGATAACCATAAACAATGAAAGAAATGCTTAACATCACTTTAAACCTACCCAATTACCTTATTAAGTATATGCGTACGCTCTATGGTGAGCCGTATGCCCCAAAAGCAAGCGATGAAATAGGTATCTATATCCTCAACGTGTTGCAACGCAAAAGCAACTTATCGGAGTACCAGTACCGCCCCAAAAAAGAATTGTCGCAAACCTATCAACTTACTATTAATACAAGTAATTACGAGAAGCGTGGGGCTATCATTCTGCCACAACAGAACGCACTAATAGTGAAGTTCGTGGACAGTCATTTTCGCAGAGAACTCTTTCGTACCGCTGTAATGAACCACTATTATTATAGTATACCTTATAAGTTTACCATCATCAACATATTAAGGTCCTACAACATCGAAGAAAACGATTTACCTTACGATACCATCCGCAAGGATTTTAACCGCAAAAAAGAAGAAATTCAAAAACGATTATTATTAAAACAATGAAAATCATAGACCTATTCAGCGGAATTGGGGGCTTTTCACTCGGCTTTCAGCGAGCTGGCTACCAATTTACCGAACACTATTTTTCAGAGATAGACAAAAGTGCAATTGCAAACTATAAAAAAAACTTTCCAAATGCAAAATACATCGGAGATATTACCTCTGTTCACGGAGGAGACTTTACAGGAATTGACATTATCACTTTCGGATCGCCTTGTCAAGATTTCAGCCTTGCTGGAAGAAGAGAGGGGCTTAAAGGAAACAAAAGTAGCCTTATCAAAAAAGCAATTGCCCTCATTGCTGACATCAGACCAAATATTTTTATCTGGGAAAATGTTAAAGGAGCATTCTCCTCAAATGCTCGTGCAGACTTTTGGGCTATTCTCAAAGCGTTTGCCAACATTGGGGATTATACAATCGAATGGCAATTGCTTAATACAAGCTGGCTTTTACCCCAAAATAGAGAGCGAATTTACCTTGTCGGACATCTTGCAGGACGAAGTATCCCAGGAATATTTCCTATCCGAAAGGATGATTGCCTTTTTACAACAAAAACGCAAAGTCAATCACAAGCCCAAATTAGTACCACAATCAAAGCCAATGGCAATATGAATGCTGACGATACTTACATACAAGTAGGTACTTACCGCACTCACAATGACGGCAAGGGATTTCGTGAAGTGAAAAGCAATATTGCACCTACTATCCCAGCAAGAGCACGAGAAGATGGAAGCGGTATGCCCGTAATACGCCAACTCCCACGTGGCAAAAACAAAGGTGCAGACCTTACGACTTGTCCTACTATATCAAGTAATGCTTTTCAAGAAAACAACCTACTCAATGGCGTTAGAAGACTAACAGAAATAGAATGTGAACGATTGCAAGGATTTCCAGACAACTGGACACAATATGGCAACTACAACGGCAGAATAAGGCGCATTTCAAAGACAAAACGCTACAAACTCATAGGTAATGCTGTAACCGTAGATATTGTAGAACTTATAGCAAAACGATTAAATTTTATAGAACAATGAATAACACCCTACACCTCACGATTAAAAAGAAATGGTTTGATATGATACTATCGGGCGAAAAAACCGAAGAATATCGCGATATCAAACCATATTACAACCTTCGCCTTATTGGACGAGAGTACAACACTGCCGTCTTTCGCAATGGTTATGCTCGTGATGCTCCAAGCCTCACCATAGAATTAAAAGCTATACGTTTTGGCACTGGCAACCCCGAATGGGGCGCAGAAGCCAATAAAAAGTACTTCATACTATATTTAGGTAAGATTATTAACACTAAAAATATCAACTAATGAAAACAATCAAAGATTTAACCGTAAAAGTAACCTACTCTGTAGGTTTATCAGATGTAGAAGTACCTGAAGAGGTAGCTAAACAATTAGAACAAATGGCAGATCATGGATTTTCCATTTGTGATAGTGAAATAAACAAATTTCCTGAAGCTTTTAACTGGCTCAGTGATAATATAAGTGAGGATGATGCCCTCTACTGGGAATACGAAGTAGAAATTAACTAATAACATTAAAATCACAAAGAAAATGAAAACAATAAAATTTAGAGCATTATCCATCTTTAAAGGTAAAGAGTGGCTATATGGAATACCTTCTTGGGATTTCACTCACTTATTTCCTACTGATGAGGATAATTTAGACGGCTTTAGTTGTTTTGAATGTCGTCCCGAAACAATCAGTCAATTTACAGGGCAATACGACAAAAATGGCACTGAAATCTATGAGGGCGATATTCTTGCCCACGATTATGGAGGTTACAGCCTTATTGTGTACCGAGAGGAATGTATGGCATTCTGCCGTATCGATGCCAAAAATGTAGGCAACATCAATGGGTATTACAATCTTCACGAAGAGGCTTGGCGTTCGTGTTTGCAACGTGCAAAAGTTATTGGAAACCAATATGAAAACCCCGAATTGTTAAACTATAAAGAAGAAGATTAGACAATGGAAAATACTTTAATGGTAGAAAAAATCAAAGAATCTGTATTAAAAGATATAACAGAAAAACAAAAAGCAGGAAAATCTATCTCAGAAATATTAGAAGAAAGTAGAGATTTTACAATAACAAATACCTACTACAACAATTTTGTAAATTTAAATAGAAACAATGAAAACAATCCAAGAACTCGTCCCACTCATTCATCAGTGGGCAAAAGAAAGAGAAATTTATGAGCAACTAACGCCCTTTGATGAACTCCTGAAAACCCACGAGGAAGTAGGCGAACTTATCAAGGCGTGTTATGATAACGACAAAACCGCTATTCAGGATGCTATTGGCGATGTGATAATAACTCTCATTAACTATTGCTATATGATAGATGGAGATGCGCTATCTTTTTTTGGCAAGTACAAAAAGACAATTTGGGATGAGTATGCAAAAGTAATACCTACATCACTTACAATCAATGAAACGTTATCAGGATTGATGAGAAGTGCTTGTATTTATAAAATAAAGATAAGTGATAGTATAAGCCTTTACATATCGTTGACATTCGATTGTTTGTACAATTTGGCTGACTTGTATAACACCACCCTTGAGGAGTGCCTAAACATCGCATACAACGAAATCAAAAACAGACATTCCTGATTAGTTCTTTATAGTATTTCTTTCATTTATTAATGTTTTTTCAATTTGCTACCGCCTCACCTATAGGGCGGTAGTTTTTTATTCTTCACCCCCTTTTGGCTGCTCCTGCTCAAAGCGTTCTTTCAGCTGCATACTATCAGACTCCTGCGAGTATGGGTACTTTCTTACAATCCCCAGCCAGCGGTCCTGTTCATCGTAAAAGTGAGTAAAACCTTCAGGAGGCAATAACAATTCAAAAAATGAAACCCCTATAACCTCCGATACTTTTTGAATAGTATCAAGGGAATTGTTTTTAAGGTTCTTGTTTAGCGTCTGATATTGTACCCCCAGCGTGTTTGCTACATCAGCAAGTTTAAAACCTTTGCTTTTAATCTTTTTAGTGATATAGTTATAATCTATCATATATAAGAATAATTA